CCAAAACAGGTCGGATAGTATTGTTGAGTTTAGAGAATTAGTGAAAATGTCTCTTTACATCAACCGTGCTGATGAGGCGATAGCCTCAAGTGACAGAACCCAGATAACGCCGCGTTTTGACGCTCGCGAGTGGTTTGATGAACTCCGCAGGATCGGATCTAACATACCGTGGTACATCACATACCAACCACGGATGTTTTTCTACCCGACTCTCAAACCCGACCGCGTCTTAACAGCGAGCACTGTCTGCGAGGGGGAGTGGCGCACGTTCGTCCTCGATGTTGAGCATGGCCTCCACAAAGCGACAGAGGTCAACCACATCCCGGACCACCAACCAACCATCCTCGCCGCTGCCCTGATGCACGACAGATCTGAGAAGGCACGTGAAATATCCGACTTGAAGCTCGAGAACGAGATCCTTCGAGGGCAGTTGGCAGTGTACCGACAGGAGCATAAGACTACACCACGCTTCGCTCTGAGCTGGACCACCCTGTTTGCCCTAGTGTTTCTCGGTTTCTCACTCTTTTGGCACTCCGCGCATGGGCTGACAACAACATCCACCACAGAATCAGTCAACCCCATGGAGATGCTCAAATTGAACATCTGGCTTGACAACTTTGTGAGCGAGGCCAAACGCATCATCCACACCCACAGGACCACGGTCATGGATGCAGTTCGCACATCACCTTCTTGGCTCATCGCTAGCACATTGATCCCCCATCTCTGGACCATAGTGACTATTGTACTTGGCATTATGTCAGTTTACAGGTCGGAGCGGCGGGTGCTTTCAATCTGCTTCCTGGCTGCCGCAACTATGAGTGGTGGGGATTGGCTCTTCCTTTCCAGCGCGTCGTCGCAGACAGTTGTGAGTGCCATCTGCCAGATTGTTTGCGTCTTGGTTTCCCACATCGACCCGCTCGGGGCAATTTGTCTCTCCTCGCTCATCATGTTTGGGACATTCCTGGCCAGCATGTGCTGCACCAACACCGAGTTCATACAGCACTCTAGAGCTGCGTCAATCAACACTGCTGTTCTCGTGATGTCGATCGTGCTCCGCACTATGCAGCTGCCAGCCATGCCAATCGCCCTTGCGCTTGCCGCGGTGCGGGCCTACACCATCATCACAACACCCACAGGCGCGACAATTGAGGTTCGCAGCGAGGACGGGAAGGTGATTTCCAAAGATCCAGTCAAGCCTGGCATACTCTTCAGGTTCAAGCAGGGGCTGAAGAAGAGGTTTGCACAGCTAAGGTCATCCATGCCACCGCTCGTGCGCGTCAATCCAACAGCAGTTGTCCGTGTTGAGACCCCTGATGGTGTTGGGACAGGATTTTTCTGTGCAAATTACATCGTCACAGCCGGACACGTGCTTGGCCCTCACAAAGTGGCATCTATCTGCATTGGCGTTGCCAAGTACCAGACCACCCTGGTGCGCCACATCGAGGGCAAAGACATCGCCCTCTTGAAGATCCCCCAGCAAGTGCAAAACTACCCACGGTTGAAAATCGCATCAAAGATAGAGACCGAGTGGGTTTGCATCTACTCACCAGACGGGGATGGCGCAATCGTCCAATCGGTCGTCCCAGGCCACCAGGTGGATGACTGCATTGACTATGCGGTCCCCACTAGGGACGGCATGTCTGGTGCGCCTCTCGTCAATCCAGACGGGCGTGTCATGGCAGTCCACCTTACTAACACTGGTTTTACAGGTGGGGCTCAAATTCTGACCCAGGCAGATGTAACCGACCCCCCCAAGGGCAGTGCCAATGAGGACAAGCTCAAGCAGGAGATTGAAGAGCTAAAGAAGCAGCTTGCCAAATGCAACCAGTCAAGCACCCAAGCAGAAATTGTTGGGTTGGTTCGCGCCGCAATGGCTCGCGAGATGACCATCCTGCGAGAGGAGCTCAACAAGGAGCTGAGGTCCGTCCCTCAGTATGACCAGGCCAAGGGCAAAACCAAAATGAAGGCTAGGAGACTTCGCATGGCCGGCTCCAAGCCCCGCCGCCAGCGCGGCCCTGTCTTCACTGAGGAGGAGTATAACCGGCTCCTCGAGTCTGGTCTCACTCCAGACGAGATCCGTGACATGGTGGACCGGCTCTATGATAAGGAAGTGGCAGGATTTCCAGAGTGGGACCCAATGGATGATGGCTATGACCCCAATGAGGATTGGACGTTCGAGTCAGACTCAAATTTCGGGCAAAGGCAGGTCAAGGTCCCATCCTTCAATCAGTACATGGAGCGGGACTACGATGTCAAGGACGTGGAGAACATGCTCCGTTCACTAACCTGCGCCGATGTTGAAGCCATTGGACCGTTGTATCCTATAACCGCCCACTGCATCGGTTCTCCTCTATGCCCTGCCCTCCTGTGCCTTGTCGATAGGTATGCCGCGTCTAGGGGACTATCCCCGCCATCATTTGGCCTTCCCTACACCCAGCGACGGGTTCCAAAAAACGGGAAGCGGGGCCAACAACAGCGGCCCCAGAAATCCACAAACTAGACGCATGGGAGACGCTGCGCCTTCCACCATCAAGGCGCGTTGTCCCAGACGACTACCCTGTCGTCTGCAACTTACCGATCAACAGGCCCATTTATGAAGAGAAATTGGTTGACGACCCGCTCCTTGGACTTCTACCACCATGTGACCCTGACCTTCCATTCGCACCCGCGGTGTGGGGGCCACAGGCATACACCAAATCATTTGAGAAGTTCACGTACGCCGAACCATCTAGATTTTGGGAGCTCTACCCCGAGGAGTGTGCCTTTGCCGACAAACAGTGGCGCAAACACTACAACTTCCTCGAGGATACCCGGGTGATGCATATAACAGCAACTGAAAAGAATATAGATTCCACACCTGGGTACCCCAAATGCGAGCTCCATGATAGCGAGCGTGATTACCTCGAGTGCAATGGGTGGGCCCCATACATACGCGAGTTTAAACGTGTTGATTCTGGTGCGCAGCCACGTGTTCTGTGGTACTGCTTCCTGAAGAAAGAGCAGCTCAAGAAAGAGAAGATCAGAGATGGCGACATTCGCCAAATCATATGTCCTGATGTGATCTACTCCCGCATCGGGGCCGCCCTTGAGCAGCACCAAAACAACTTAATGAAGAAGAACACAGACACCAGTAGTGGCCAGTGTGGGTGGACCCCGTTCTTCGGGGGCTTCGCGGAGAAGATGCGCCGGCTAGACAAGAACAAGATTATAGAGTTTGACTGGACTCGTTTTGATGGCACGATCCCACGTGCTTTACTTAAACACATCAAGGATCTCCGATGGGAGAAGATCAACAAACAGCACAGAGAGAGGTACAAGCACGTGCACGACTGGTACGTCCACAACCTCCTCACCAGATATGTGCTCATGCCCACTGGGGAGGTCACGATCCAACGCAGAGGCAACCCCTCAGGACAGATCTCCACCACGATGGATAACAACATGGTGAACTATTGGCTGCAGGCCTTTGAGTTCGCCTTCCTGAACAAGGGGAAGGACATTGAAACCCTCTGGAGTGACTATGACACCATCGTGTATGGTGATGACAGGCTAACGTCGTCACCGAGTGTTCCGGATGACTATGTCCCCCGCGTGGTTGCCATGTACAAAGATGTGTTTGGCATGTGGGTCAAACCCGAGAAAGTGAAGGTCACAGACACCATCATAGGCGCATCCTTCTGCGGCTTTACCGTTGGGAAAAACTACCAACCAGTGCCATCCAATCCTGAGAAGCTCTGGGCGAGCCTTGTCACGCCCTGCCAGAAATTGCCAGATGAATTTGCCCTCTATGGGAAACTCCTTAGCTTTAAGATCCTGATGCACAACTGTGAAGACCATCCCTTTAAGGATTACATTGAGAAGTGCATCGCTGCCCTGGAGCACGGCCGCTCCTTGCCTAAAATTACTGATGAGCAGCTGGATCGTCTTTGGAGGGGAGGACCAAAGACAAATCCTAATGGCTAGCCGCAAACAGCAGAACAGGCGTGCCACGCGCAACACGACTAACATCGTGGTGCGCAATGGAGCAGCTGCCAACCAGGCAGGAGCTGTCGGAGGACAGCGTAGACGGAGGAACAGGAGGAACAACAAAGCGCCGCAGGTCAACGTGCGGGTGCTATCCAACCAAGCTAAGGGTTTCCGCAGGAATCCTCGCCGCCAGGGCGTCGGTAACCGTGTGGTTTTCCAGAAGATCAACACAACCCTCGGTACAGTTGGATCCAACGGAAGTGAACAGATTGAATGCGAGCTCACGTGCTTGATGAACCCAGCCACCATGAAGGAAGCCACAGGGAGTAACAGCTTTGGCCCCCTTGGTATCTACGCATCCACCTACTCCTTGTTCAGGATGACAAGGTGTACTGTCACCCTCAAACCACTTGTGGGTGATAGTGCTGTCTCAGGCACGGTCGCGCGTGTGTCCTGGAACCCAACCTCAACTCCAACGCAAACATCCTGGAGCGCACTGGGGGCTAGGAAGCACGTGGACGTCACACCTGGGAAGACAGGGAAGTTCACGCTCACCACTCGAGATCTGGTGGGCCCTAAGGGTGGGTGGTACAAAACCAACACCAAGGGGGATCCCATGATGTCATTTGCGGGGACGCTCGAAGTCCACACCCTCGGGCGCACAATGTCAACGTACCGCAATGAGCAATTTAATGGTGGCCTCTTTCTGGCCGAGCTTGAGACCGAGTGGCAGTTCAAGGATTATTCACAGCAACCTGGTATGCTCAACCTCATCAAAGGCGAGGATACACAGCAGTCCCATATCCAAACTGATGCCAATGGCAAGATCCAGCTCGTGGTGCCAAACAACTCGCGCATGGCACGCGCTGCAACCGGTGCCGCGAGCGAGATAATATGGCTGGTCACTGACACCATCATACAGGCGGGCACGAGTGTGCTCCCCCCACCATTCTCATGGCTCATCCGTGGCGGGTGGTGGCTCGTCAAGCGCGCCGCCGGCGCCCCAGTGCGCGCAGGGCAGACAACCTTTGACGTGTACGCCTCCATCTCTGACGCGCGCGCTGACATGCCATGCATCTCAACCACAACCAACATGAACCCCATCCAGGTTGGAGGTCTCCATTTTCAACAGGTCACCCCAGGCAACACCGGTATCTCAACTGAGACCTATGAAACACGTGCCATCCAGCAGGACACCAACACCACCACCATTGCCGTCACCAAGGCTTTACAGTATGTCTACCCACCAAGTGGTGACGCAATGATGCCAGCACAAGCACAGTGGTTCAATGCCACCGCCGCGACAACCCAGATATCATCAAATGGATTTGGTTTTCTGGTCGGCAGCAACCGCTGGGGCACCCACAACCTGTTGGAGGTTGAGGTCAATATTGACGGGGGATACCAACAATTTCCGAATAGGATACCAGTGTACTTCTTTTACAACAATCAGCAAACATTGGCTGGATATGCCGTTGGGAACCAAAGAGACCTACACCAGGAAAACCCATCACTGCGGGTCTCGTCTGTCCTCTTCCAGGCCACAAGCTCACATGCATACAACTTCAGCGCAACCTGGCAAAGGGCTGTGGTCCACTATCCCAAATCGACCGCCATCACGACCCAAGCCTCCGCCGTCGTTGAAACAGGTAGCGGGAACACCAACCTCCGCAACCGTGTGGTCGCAGGCAGGTGGTATGTGTTGCAATTTGTTAACATTGGAGTTGTAAATAAAGCGCTTGTCGCCGGTTCCGCGGAGCTGGCGTACACCGCAACAGGGGCATGGCCAACAGGGAACACCGACTTCACACCAACCGTGGATGACGCCTCGACTGGCCTCATACCAACCTATGCCTCCGGACTCCACTTCAACACCTTCGAGTCGACAACACTCGCCGAGTCCACCAGTTATGCTGCCCCGCGCCTGGAGCTTGATGAGTCTGAGTATTATGACATGCCACCCCTCGAGGAAGACGAGGACGCTGATGATGAGGGGGAGGAGGATACCACGGATGCCGACCTTGAGCTTGGCCCAATGGATGATTATGATGACCCACCAATGTCCCGGTTGGTGGTTCATCCGGATGTGCAGAAGACCTTCGAGATTCTTCTCGAGCTTCATCCAGAACGGGAAGCCCGCTTGGCAGCGAATCGGCTGAAACCAAGCGATGAGTACAGCGAATTCACCAGGCTGTACCACGACGCGTTAGTTGATGGCCTATCACCTAGGGCAGCTAGGGCTCACGCCCTGGGGCTCTAGGATGGCACGCGCGTTGTGTAATTCTAATCAGGTTTTTCAGTTTCATTTGTGATTTGATTAGCATAGGTGAAGGGG